AGATAAAAGGGTAAAAGGATTAAAGCTATTCAATACGATAATGCACGAGTTATTTCATATAATTATTAATCATGCCGACATAGATGTAAATAAACGAGGAGAAGAACCTATTGCACAAGCTGTTGGAGATGGTTACGAGAAAGTATTTAAACAAAACCCTAAACTATGGACTCTACTTACTAAATTACTAAAGGTATGATACCATTTCCAAATAAGAAATATAATACTATTGTTTTAGACCCACCATGAAATATATCTTTAACTGGAAAAGTAAAAAGAGAAAAAAATAGAGCCATGAAACTTCCTTATGCAACTATGAGTATAGAAGAAATTAAATCTATCCCAATAAATAAAATTGCAAATATTGGTTGCCATGTTTACTGTTGGACTACTAATAAATTTTTATATGAAACATTTAATGTATTAAAATCTTGGGGTGTTCATTATCATTTAACTTTAGTTTGGACTAAACCTAGTTTTATTGCACCAGCTATGGGGTATCAATTTGCCACAGAGTTTTTACTATTAGGATTTTACCAAAAACCAATGTTAAAATTTAAAAAAATTGGATTAAAAAATTGGATTAATATTTCACAAAGTAGAAACAAACATTCTAAAAAACCAAAAGAATTTTACGATTTAATAGATAAGATGTCACCTTCTCCAAAACTTGAAATGTTTGCTAGAGATAAAAAAGATAATTGGGATAATTGGGGAAATGAAGTATGATTGTTTTTCCTAAAAAAAAATATAATATTATTTATGCAGACCCAGCTTGGTACTTTAAAACATACTCTAATAAAGGGAATAAACGATCTGCTATACAGCATTATGATTGTATGTCTATTGATGATATTTATGATCTACCTATTCATACAATTTCTGATAATGATTGCATCTTATTCATATGGGTTATTGACCCTATGTTACCAGAAGCTATTAAAGTTATTGAGTCTTGGGGATTCAAATATAAAACAGTAGCTTTCACATGGGTTAAAAAAAACAAAAAATCAGATAACTATTTTACAGGAATGGGATATTATACAAGATCAAACCCAGAGATGTGTTTATTGGCAACTAAAGGTAAGCCAAAAAGATTATCTAAATCTGTAAGACAATTAATAGTTAGTAAATTACAACAACACAGTAAAAAACCAGATGAGATTAGAAATAGAATAGTAGAACTATGTGGAGATTTACCTAGAATAGAATTGTTTGCTAGACAGAAAGTAGAGGGTTGGGATTCTTGGGGAAATGAGGTATAAATTAGTCAAATGAAAAGCGACATAAATAAGACAAAAGACATAATTAAGACAAAGTCTATGGGCAGACCCAATAAAAAGGTAGATGAGAAAGTAATAGCAAATTTAAGCCAAATAGGTTGTACCCAAGAAGAAATAGGTTCTGTTGTAGGAATTTCTGCTAGAACACTACAAAGAAGATTCTCCGATTTAGTAGAGGAAAATAAAAATATTGGAAAAGCATCTTTAAGAAAAAGAATGTGGGCTAGTGCTTTAAAAGGCAATCCCAATATGATGATATGGTTATCTAAAAACTATTTAGGTATGAAAGACAGAACAGTACAAGAAACTATTGTTGAACCTTTACCATTAATCATAGAAGCTAAAGCTGAAGAAATAGAAGATGGCAAAAACAAAGGGTAATGTATATGGTGCTGTCGTACTATATGAAAAGAAACATAAAAGAACTTCAATAGGTGGTGGGAGAGTTAAAACATCAACTATGAATAAACACAAACGCAAATCATATAAAAAATATAAAGGACAAGGAAAATAGATATGCAAATAGATCAAAGAATAGGTGCTAACATTAATTTAAGATTAAGATTACAAAGAGATGAAGCAAGAGAAGAATTAGAAAAAGCAAAAATACAGAGAGATATAGCGATTAAAAAAAATGATAAATTAGCAAATGTAATTGTAGATTTAAGAAAACTAATAGAGCATGGAAAAGAAACGAAGTAATTTTTATTCTAATGGAGAGTTTATTCCATATCAGATGCCACAAGATTTTAGACCAGCAACAAGAGAGGGTAGTTGTGGTAACTGTGGACTCTTTTCAAATAGACATGGCTTTTGTGGACTCTATAAAACAAGAGCAGTTAAAGATACTTATGTTTGTAACAAGTGGAGAAAAAGACACTTTAAAAGATAATCTTTAAATTTATATTGTTGTGTGATATTTATGCCATATGGCTAAATATAAAAATAGAACTGTTAAACTTAACAAACCATCAAGAGGAGATGTTAAGAAGTTTAAAGTATTTGTAAAAGACAGAAGTACAGGCAGAGTTAAAAAGGTTAATTTTGGCTCTAAAGAAATGTCAATCAAGAAACACATTCCAGCAAGAAAAAGATCATTTATGGCTCGTATGGGTGGAGTTCTTAAAAAAGTTCGTGGGCAAAAATCATTGAGTCCAGCTTATTGGTCAATACAATCATGGAAAAAAGGATTTAAGATATAATGGATAAGTTTTTTTATACAGTATTTGGTGCAATAGATAATGCAGTATTATGGGTAACAACTTTATTTGATGCTAGATGTAAATGTAAAAAGAAGAAAAAGTAATTTATGAGGATAACAACTATGAACTATTATTTTACAGGAATACTAATTATTCTTATGTGCTTATTAGCTTTTTTTGTTAGACCAGCACATTCAGGTTCTACTCAATCAAATGTATCAGGGTCAAACACAGCAATCGAGGGTGGATATACTGGGGGTGCAACTACTTATGAATCTGGCTCATCATCAAACTCTACAACGAACTCTACATCAAACTCAAATATTAGATCAGCACCACCTACTGCTAACGCACCATCTTTTTCTGCTAACTCACAAGATGTCTGTGCAACTGGTGCAAGTGCTGGAGTTCAAACATTTGGAATAGGTGTATCTGGTGGTAAAACATTTAGAGATATGAATTGTGAAAGAATTAAATTAGCTAAAGTATTATATGACTTTGGAATGAAAGTAGGAAGTGTAGCTTTATTGTGTCAAGACGAGAGAGTCTTTGAAGCTATGATTAATGCTGGAACTCCTTGTCCAGTAGATGGTAAGATTGGTAAAGACGCATTAGCTATATGGAATAAATACGAATTTGAAAGACCAGACTATAAGACTTATGTTAAAAGAATTAAGAAAAGAGAAGTAATAGATAAAAAATTAGAAAAAGAAAAAGTAATTATACCTCTTAAAAAACCAGTTAATTGGAACAATCCTAAATGAAAATAAACGAAAACACATCAGTTAGTATGCCTGTTAAAAATATGATTGGTATAGTAATTGCTGTTGCTATGGGAGTCTTTGCTTATACAGAGGTTACAGCTAGATTAACAAGTTTAGAAACATCAAGAGAATTATTTGAAGCTGACTTACTTAAAAAAAGTGAACAAAAACCAACTGACCAAGAGCAGTTTATGTTGCTAGAGGATTTATATAAAACAGTTGAAAAGATTGAAGTAAGAATAGAAGATATGATGCACAATAAAGTTAATATAGAATTTGTAACAAAACAATTAGAAAAAGCATTAAAGGACATTGAAAATCTAAAAGATAAAGTTAGAGCAAATGGTAATGGTCATGGTTGAGTTAGTCGTAGGATTATTAATGATTGTTAATGGAGAAATTAAAGAACACAGAATACAATCATCTATGAGTGAATGTTTAAAAGGTAAAAGGGTTGCTATGCGTGGTAATAATTCTAAAAGTGTGGAATATCAATGTATTAAATCAATGGCAGAAACAGAGATATACATGGGAGAAAAATCAATTAAAAAACTTATATTAAAATGAGATGGTGGACTTATATATTATTAGGTGGCTTTTTATGGTTAATGCTATCTTGGTTTGCAAGTTCAGTTGGATTAGCAGACGATAACGATACAGCTTTCTCATCAAACATATTACCTAATGCTAATACTGCTACATCAAATTACAGTAATTCAAATTTAGATGGAGTAGCATCTTCAACAACTTCTCTTACTAACAACTCTACACATAATGGCTTTACTGTTACTTGCGAAACAGAAGTAAATAATGCCTGTGGACAAGCTAATACATCTGTTGGAGAAATAGAAGCATCACACGACTTAACACTTACTGCAACTGGTTCATTAGTAGGTATAACAGGAAACAGCGACCCTGATGGAGTTAGCCATACATCAACTCAATTAAAACTTAATGGTGGTATTAACTTATCAAGTTCTATTGCAGTACAAAACTGTGAGTGGAATCAATCAGCTTTTAAATGTGGTTCTTCTGATGGTGCAGTTGATAGTTATACTTTGACAATGAAAGTATTAGATTCAGATAACAATGTTCTAGCAACGTCTACACAAGTTAGAACTACTGATAGTGGTTATAATAACAATGAGAGAATATGGAATGACAGCTTACACTACAATGGAGTTCATGCTAATAAATATGAGTGGTCTTGGACAGGAGTTGATGGCTCTGAAAGTACATCTGTTGCATTAAGAGGTACAAACTTATTAGGTGCTGAAATGGCTTTAGACTTTCCAACTGAAAACTATGAACCTTTATCTGCACAAGAAATAAAAGACATGAACGAGGGTTTAGGTACAGCAAATCTAAATGAGTCTGAAATATGGAATGTAATATCAGGATTAGAAGAAAGCATAGGAGAAAGATTACATTTAGAAACTAATGGTGCTGTTGTAAGTGTTGAGATAACAGAGAATTTTGAGATAGCTGTTAAGACATCTAAAGAAGCTACTGTTAAAGAAGTAGTTAAAGTTCAAGAGGTAGTACAAGAAATGAATAAAACTAAAACAGTTGAAACTATGAAAAAAGAAGTCATAGAAGAAGTTATTAAAGAATCTAAACAAGAAGAACCTAAAGAAAGTGTTAAAGAAGAAGCTACTATTGTTGCCAATAAACCTAAAGAAGAAACAAAGAAAGAAACTACAAGTATTGCTAAAAAAGAAGAAACTACTAAAGAAAAGAAAGTAGAAACTAAAGAAAATGTTAAGCCAGAATTAAAAGTTATTATGGCTAAAGTAGATGCTAAAGTTAAGAATCCTGTAAAGAATTTAGAACTTAAAAACCTTATTAAAATGGATAGAATGATAGATAGCGATATATCCCTAGTTGCTTATAACAATGTAGAGTTTTATAAGTCTAAAGATATTTATTTGAATCAGATTGAGATATTTGATAATAGGTCTATTTATAAGAATGTTGATTTAGTCCAATATATTGATAATGATATAATGGAAGTTAAGATAAAGAAATTAAACGAAATAAAGTATCGAAAGAATATGTTACTTTTACAGATACAGGAGTTAAAAAATGGTTAAAGATATTAAAAAGAATCTTACAAACATAGTTGTTATTATTGGACTTATAGGAAGTATAGGTGCTGGGTTTGTTAAGTATGGAGAAATTATGACTAAAATAGATGTACTAGAAAACGCATCTAAAACAGTTGATCTATCTATGGTTGCTGTATTAGAGGAAAAAGTTAAAGCATTAGAAAGTGTAGATACCACACATGGTCATACTAAAATTTTAGTTAATGAAGCTGAAATAAAATTATTAAAAGTTCAAATTGAAGAAATAAAAATCAGTAACAAAAACCCATTACAATAATGAAATTTATACTGGCATTTAGTATTTGTTCAGCAGTTACAGGATTCTGCAACAATACTATGACAGTTGATAGACAATTTGATACATGGTCGGATTGTGTTATTGGTGGAAGTTATTTGACTATTGAATATGCAAAAAAAATGGAAGAAAAAGTAAATACAGATAAATTATATATATCTTATTTCTGTAATGAAAATATCTCTGACAAAACCCCAACTTAAAGTATCATCTAGTCAAGCAAGATTTAGAGTTCTTATAAGTGGTCGTAGATTTGGTAAAACATATCTTTGTATAACAGAGATGATGAAATACGCATCTAAACCCAAACAAAAAATATGGTATGTAGCACCAACATTTAAAATGGCTAAAGAGATTGCATGGGCTAGTTTAAAAGAAATGCTTAATCAGTTTAACTGGATAGAAGATATTAACGAAACTACAATGACTATTACGATAAGAAAATCTAATAGTACAATCTCATTAAAGGGTGCAGATAATTATGACTCATTAAGAGGTTCAGGAATTAACTTTTTAATATTAGATGAATTTGCAGATATAGATAAACGAGCATGGTTTGAAGTATTAAGAGCATCTGTTGCTGATACATTAGGAAGTGTTTTAATGTGTGGAACTCCTAAAGGTTATGGTAATTGGAGTTATGAAATGTATCTTAAAGGTAAGCAAGATGAAGAATGGGATAGTTACCAATTTACTACTGTTCAAGGTGGTATGGTTACAGTTGAGGAAATAGAACAAGCCAAACAAGACATAGATATAAGAACTTTCAGACAAGAGTTTGAGGGTACATTTGAAAACTATGCTGGAAGTGTTTATTACAATTTCCACCCTGTTGATAATGTAGTTAAAAAACAGATTAATTGGGAAAAACCTTTACATATAGGAATGGACTTTAACGTAGACCCAATGTCAGCTTGTGTTGCACAATTAGAGCAAGATAAAATATTTTTTTTAGATGAAGTTATTATTTATGGAAGTAATACAGACGAAATGGTGCAAGAATTAAGAGATAGATATGGAACGAAGATTCCAATATTTATATATCCTGACCCAGCTTCTAAACAAAGAAAGACATCTGCTGGTGGAAGAACTGATTTATCAATTTTACAAAATGCTGGATTTAAAGTTAAGGTCAAACATAAGCACCCAGCAATACGAGATAGGGTCAATGCAGTAAATTCAAAACTCAAAGATTCTAATGGGGTTAGACATATTTTTGTTTCACATTCTTGCAAAACCTTGATAAAAGGTTTACAAAGACAAATATACAAAGAGAATACAAATATTCCTGATAAGGAAGATGGATTCGATCATATGAATGATGCTTTGGGCTATATGATTGATTACTTAAAACCATTGACTACACAGGCTAAATTTAATTCTCCGACAAGATGGACAATGAAATAAATTATGGCATATAACAGAGATTCAATTACAGAACTTCATACAGATTATCAAGAAACAGTTACTAATTGGCAGTATTATATTAGATCATATAATGGTGGTTATGATTATATGGTTGGACAATATCTTAACAGATATAATTTAGAATTAGATAACGAGTTTAATCAAAGACTTGCAAACACTCCATGCGATAATCATTGTAAAAATATTATTCAAATTTATTCATCATTTTTATTTAGAGTTAGACCAAGTAGAGATTTTGGAGAAATGGCAGATGAAGCTAGTTTAGATTCATTCTTAAAAGATGCAGATTTAGAGGGTAACAATTTAAACTCTGTAATAAGACAAGCACAAAATTATGCGTCTATCTATGGTCATTGTTTTATGATTTTAGATAAACCTAATATTACGACTAACACACAAGCAGAAGAACTAGAACAAAATATCAGACCCTACTTATCAATCTTAACTCCTGAAAATGTTTTTGATTGGAATTTTCAAAGACAAGCAAATGGTAGATATGAACTTGACTATTTAAAAGTAAGAGAAGAAGTAGACAAAGAGGGCGGACAGTATTTTAGACTTTGGTTTCCTGATAGGATTGACACAGTATATCTTCCTAAAGATTCAGAACCAAGATTACTAGATACTGCCATAAACCAGATTGGCAAAATACCAGCAGTTATTTTATACAATTCTAAATCTCATAAGAGAGGAATTGGTCAATCAGATTTAACAGATATAGCTGACTTACAAAAATCTATTTATAACGAATACTCTGAAATGGAACAGTTAATTAGATTAACAAACCACCCATCATTAGTTAAGACTCCAAGTGTTAATGCAAGTGCTGGTGCTGGTGCTGTTATAGAAATGCCTGACGAAATGGAACCAAATTTAAAACCATACTTACTACAACCATCAGGTCAAAACTTACAAGCTATTATGGAATCAGTAAGACACAAAGTAGATGCCATAAATAGAATTGCACATACAGGGGCTATCAGAAGTACAAAGACACAAGTATCATCTGGTGTAGCTTTACAAACAGAATTTGAATTACTTAATGCTAGACTATCTGAAAAAGCTGACAATTTACAAATAGCAGAAGAACAATTATTTAAACTATATGCAATGTTTCAAAATGTAAAATATGATGGAGAAATAAACTATCCTGATTCATTTAACATTAGAGATTATGCAAGTGATCTTATGTACTTCCAACAAGCAAAATCATTAAACATTGGCTCTCCTACTTTCAATAAAGAAGTAGATAAAGAAATAGCTAGAGCAGTAGTTGATGATGATGAAAAGTTAAATGATATATTTGACGAGATAGATGCTAAATCAGAGGTTGGAGAATTTACACAAGACGAAGTAGTAGCAGAAGATCAAGAAGTAGAAGAAGAACAGATATAAAAAAGGCGACCATTAAGATCGCCTATTTCATTAGTTAGTTAATTAAT